AATCCAAGCGATAACAGATGGAACCATCCAGCAGCATGGGAGAACGCAAGACGGGTACTTTTGAACCACGGAACTAAACCTAACGAGAATGAAGACATACACGGTTGAGCAGATTCGAAACTACCTGAAAAAGCAGGACTCTTTTGGTGATGTCATGTACAATCTTAAAGAGGAAAACATTGATAAAGCCAACCAAACAGTTTGGAAGTGTGAGGATTGTGGCGAAGAATATTCTAAGGACATTGGACCCGACTGCCTGGAATGCGGTCATAACGTTGAGGAAATTAAGCCATGAACGAAGAGAAGCCGGAGCCAATCAAGACATACCTTGAACTTAAGGATGAGGTAGGATTTTTTCGCCAGCAGATTGATCTATTATTCGAAGACAACAAAAGATTTGAAGCCGAAAACGCCTCCCTAAGAGCGGAGAGAGATAAAGCCCATAACAAAGGCTATCAGGATGCTATGGATAAGCTTGAACCTGAATACAATAAGCTTCAGCAGGAGAACGAGACACTGAAGGATCGTATAATGGAGGCAGAAAACTTACTTCACGTGCTCAATAACTTGGGCGGTTTAGGATTCGAAAAACACAACTGGATAAGGGATTTTTTGGGACTTAAAAGAATTGGCGAATGAAAGAAGGTATAACATGGAAAGAACTAATCGATTCACAAGCAAAAAAGATTGATGAACAACAGGTAGAAATTTCTTCCCTCCGCGAACAACTGGACAAGGTGAGCAGAATAAATTCACTTGCGGTTATTAAAATTGCGGAGTTGCGTGAGGAAGTAGAGAGACTGAAGGAGGAGTTAAAAGAATCTGATGTTACTCTTTCGGCAGCCTTCGAGGTTGGTGAGATTCGATTTAAAACGTGTGTGCTTTCAAGTCAAGTGCACAACCAAATAATAAAGAATCGCAATTTGTTACGGGAGCTAATTGATAGGAAATGAAGCCTTGTTTCAAACTAAAACTTTAGGTATATTCGTTTCTTAAATTGGCTTATCATGAGCGAGAAGAAAGAATTAACTGAAAGTCAGAAGGCTTTTTGCCGGGAATGGATTTACGACTTCAATGGTTCAAGGGCTTATAAGATTGCCTATCCAGGTGTTAACGACGACACAGCCCGGGCAAACGCATCCAAATTACTAGCAAACCCTAACATTAGGGCATTTGCAAAAGAGATTCAGGAGAACCTAGAAGAACTAGCCGGAATTTCGCGTTTAATGGTCATCCAGGAGCATCAAAAGATAGCGTTTAGCTCAATTGCCCACCTTCACAATACATGGGTAGAACGCAAGGAATTCGATAAATTAAGCGATGATCAAAAATCCTGCATTGCAGAGATTCAAACCCAGACACGAATAGAAATGAAGTTCAATCGGGAAAGCGAAGAGGAAGAACCGATTCAGGTTGATTTTGTTAAAGTGAAACTGTTCGATAAGCAAAAGTCGCTTGACAGCATCTCCAAAATGCTTGGATATGAAGCCCCTAAGAAAATCGAAGTCTCCGGAGGAATAAAATCGTACAAAATTGTCCCAGCAAGCCAGCGAACTGGAAATCCCGGTAAATGATTGCTATATCCCGCTTTACGAGGACAGAAGCCGGTTTCTTGTTTTACCAGGAGGCGCTGGATCTGGGAAGAGTATTTTTTGCGCTGACAAGGTAGTTCACCGCGTTCTATGCGAAGAAGAGCACAAAATGCTTTGTTTGCGGAAGGTAGGGGATACCGTGGAGGAAAGCATTTTCGCGGAAATAGCTGCTGCGATCGAATTCCGTGGCGTTACCGATGAATTCAAGGTAAACAAGACAAAGCACTCATTTACCCACCTTCCCACCGGCAACCAGATACTTTGCAAGGGCCTTGACGATGTTGCTAAGATGAAGTCAGTAAAGGGTATTTCAGGAATGTGGCTCGAGGAGGCTACCGAATTCGATGAAAACGACCTGGATCAGCTTAATTTACGTATCAGGGGCAAAAAGAAGAACTACGTTCAATACCTACTTTCCTTCAATCCGATCGACGAACAGCATTGGTTAAAACGCCGGTTTATCGATAATAAGGATGATGACGCAACGATCCTGGTAACCACCTACAAGGACAATCAATATCTCACAGAACAGGATATTCAGCAGCTTTTAAAACTTGCCAGCCGAAACCCGCTGTATTTCGACGTTTACGTTCTCGCGAAGTGGGGAGTAGTTGTCAAGAATGACAAGTTCCTTTACGCTTTCAGCAATCAAAAGCACATCATCGACTCTTACGAGCCGAATCCACATCTTCCAATTCTTGCCTCTTTCGACTTCAACGTGTCCCCGATGACCTGCGTAATAGCGCAGAATTTTCAGGATAAAACCTATATTTTCGATGAATTCCGCATAAATGTAGGGTCTACGGAAGAAATGGCGGAGCTCGTCAAGGCAAAATATAAGGACTGGCTTTACCGTATTGATGTGACCGGCGACGCCACTGGCAAGAATCGGGAGAAGGCCACCCGTGGGAATATCAACCAATACATGGTCATTAAAGAGGTTCTACAGCTTGCAGATCGGGATATACATGTCCCATCAAAAAACCCCGATTTGAAGGACTCCCGCGTTCTTTGTAATTCAGTTCTTCAACACGCTGACATATTTGTTACTAAAAACTGCACCTACACGGTAAACGACATGATTTACGCTGCCGTGAAGTTCAATCCAATGACCAAAAAGATGGATGTGATCAAGACCGATGAAGAAAAGCGGGACTTTTTCGATAATGCCAGGTACATAATCCATGAATGCTACCCTGATTTCATTCGGAATCCAAAGAAATATCGGCGGTAGTTTGTTTTTACCGCACTGATTCGGCATATTTACGTACAATGTATGGCAAAGAGAAAACAAAGCGTAAGGACTTAAGGATAAAGGAGTCTGCAATTAAGTGCGCTGAAAGGTTGATGAAGGAACAAAACAGGACATTCAATAACTTAGTCGAAACATTAATTTTCAATGAGTGTGAAAGATCGTCGACCCCGAAAGAGAAAGAAGGAGCTTAAGCGAAAGTTTGAGAAGGTTCAGGCGAGTAGGATGGTAATGACCGCGCTTGTCACGGCTAGTTCCGCTTTTAGACTTGCCACTATTGTTGCTTATCCACGAATTTTTAACTTACCACCATCAGTATTTGCGGCTGAAAAAGCCATTAAGACCATTGAAGTAACTAAGGAGTGCACTGAAGCAATAGCGAACATAATGAACACCGGACCTAAAAACTGGAGAGAAGCGTGAGTGTATTTAAGGCTATATATTATAGGCATCATGGTAAGAAAACTGAAGATTTTGAGACACTTCAGGATGCGCTTAACTTCTTAGAGCACGGCGCTGACTACAATGAACTGTCAGCATTCGCCATCCTGTGGGACGGTAAGATAACCTGGGTGAATGATTTTTACTCAATGGATATTATCGAATTGGAATGTAAAGAATTCCTATCATGACAATATCTGTTATCGGTTGCGGAAAAACAGCAGATGGGTGGTTTAATACTTCCCATGATCTTTCAATAGGCTGCAATGATTGCGCGAAGTTTGGGAAAGATCCTGATTGGTTAGTGGTGATTAACCGGGCGTTTACTCCCGAGCGTGAAAATACAATCAAGGAAACTAAGGCGAAGAAAGTATTCACCACAATTAAATACTGGAAGGATCATTTCAAAGACGCCGAAAACTTGAGACTTCAGCAGTTCGGAAAGTACCTGAAGAAAGGACACGTTTACAGTTCCAAAACTTCTCCGTTCGTTGCGTTGTCGCTGGCGTTCAATGCCGGGGCTAAGAATGTGATTCTATGGGGTGTCGATTTGAATTCGCATCCTGTCGTGAAGGACAAACTGAAGAACTACGAGTTACGACAGTTTGAAAAGTTCTGTCGGGAGTTAGCGAAGCAAGGAACACAGGTATGGGTTAGTTCGCCTGAAAGTGAGTTGAGTAAGTTTCTTCCTTTGTGGGTATGGACGGGTGTTCCATTTAAGGCTGGTGCAGATGTAGGATGTTTGAGGTTGGGACCGGATATAAATTTAGAATTTGGAGGCATTATAAAATAACTCAAATGACCGAAGCAGAAGAATATAAACATATCAAGTACTTAGAGGAGCGAGTCTCTGAATTGACTTACATGCTCAATGAGCAGAAGCGAAAGCCACTTGGACAGAACACAGGTATAACGCTAATCGATTGCCTCAATCATTATCTTACATCTTGCCCGATATCCTGTAAGGTCACTACATGGAATCAGGACTACATGTGGAACCTAGAACTGTCAAGGAACGGCGCACAACTATTCGAAGTTAAAGATGCTGTTAATATTCAGTGTTGCTACGAGGAATTGTTAGAGTTTATCATCACTAAAGGTATCGTTGAATGAGCCACCTAATATTAACCCCAACCAGAGGCGACAGGACACAGCTAATGGAGCATTGCAGGAAGCAAGTTAAGTCATTCACGACATCTTACGGCATTCATTGCATTGTAGATTACGCGCCAGAGAAGAAAGAAAAGAAGGATCTGAAAGAAAGAATCTGGTATGGATACAAAGAGGCTGTAAAGCTCGGTGTTGATTGGGTTGTGATTGTTGAGGATGATGATCAGTACCCTACCGACTACCTTCACAAAGTTCTACTTACCGCTGACCGTTCCGACTTCATCGGATGTGAATTCTCATATTACTACAATCTGAAAAACAGAACGTGGGATAAACTCGAGCATCGCGGAAGATCAAGTCTTTACACGACTACTTTCAGGGTTTCGGCTATGAAAAACTTTGCATGGCACCGGGCTGATGATGTGTT